TACCCTCGAAATGTCTTGTTTGGTTAAATCGCTTGTTGTGTTTATTTCGCGACCCAAAGTCGCAGAACAAAATGTTTTTAGATCGTCACCTTTAAGACCCTGACCATTCGCTAGCGCACGCATCATGCCCATCTGCTTAGGTGTTGGATATTCACGCGGTCTTTCCTCAGGGAACGGCACTTCGACATCATGTAACTGCACAACTGGCGCTATTGGTTGGCGTGACTGTGCAGCCATAACTTCATCACGCGATGCAAGCGACTTGTTAGCGCCAATGCCTGCGTAAGCCAACGCACGGCCCACCGCTGATGTATATCCAACTTCTGATTCACTGAATTTTGTGTATGGTGTGCGGCCTGGATATATTTCGCACGCTGACGCGATCACTGGAATCGGGTCATCAGGATTACGCCAAATCGTGACTGTGCATCTTATAAAACACGATTTGTCAGGCATTTCAATCACTTCGCGCGATGTTTCCTGTATCCGCATTTCAGGCCAGCGTTCAAACGCTATTTTCAGCCGTGTCGCAACATCAACATAGTTATCCATGAAATTCTGTGTCATGCCAACACCAGCCGTTCACGCAACGATTTCATGTCATGCAAATCGGATTGTGGAATCCACCATGATTCTTTTCGCACTTTTGGTGTTGTGCGCCAATATTTGTCTAAACGACAATCAACAAGATCACGCCAACCGCAAATAGTGACCGACGGTTCATTCAAATCAACTGTTGTGAACACATAAGCGCCAGGTTTGTTGTCGTATTCGTACACGATTAAATGGCCGCGTTCATGCAACGATGACCGCACTTCAACACAATCGCCGACATCATATCTTTTAGCATTTGGTTCGGTCGCATAGTTGTATTCGACACCTAAAAATTTTGCGACTGCAAGTTCACTCAAAATACTTTGCCAGTCTTTGTTCGGGTCGGTCGGGCAAACTGTGCGATCCGTTCGCACTTTGTATTTGTCGTTAAATTCGTTGCGACAATCTAAACAGTTGCGCGATGCAATTAATTCATCGTCGGTAAATGTAAACCTATATTTGCTAATTGGCACGATGCACCTGGTTTTCTAAACGCTGAATTTCTGCCGATTGATAATTGTTGCGTTCCTGCAAAGATCGAATGTCACGATCACGCGCCGCCAACATTTCGCGCAGATCGGTGATGATGCTGCACAAGTATTTAATTTCAATGCGCGCCTGGTTGCATGTATCAATCAAATCTGAATCGTCTAATGCGTTTGAATCGTCAATGATCCACTGCAATTTTCTTAATGTGCTGCGCGCTGCCAATTCGTGCGGTTGCACTAACGGCACTTTTTGACTTGTGATGTCTTGCATCACTTGCATTAGTGCTTTGAACTGTGCGTCAGTTCTCGGGTCGATGTTCTCGGTCATCTTTAGCCTTTCGTTTGTTGGTGACTGACATTATCAGGTAGGTGTACGCAGTTAGTAGCGTTGCCAAAAACAAGTGTTTTAAAGTGACCATGCGCGCCAGCCTTCGCTGTATCGATAAATGGCCAACGCTGACCGCATGTTGTGTTCTAAATCAAACAAATCGTCACATGTTCTGATCAGGCCGTACGCCTGCAAATATCCGTTTGGCCAGTAACGCGATGGTTTGCACCAAAATTGATTTATTTGCATAACACCATTTGATCCGCCATTTGGGTCAGTTGCGTTAAATGCGTCAGGCTGGCAACGCGATTCACGATAAGCAACAGCGACAACTGTGGCCAGTTCATGTTCAGGAAATCCGACATGTTTAGCCATGTTAAACACCGCGCCACACGCGTCAGGTTGCGTTATAGGCGTTGTTTGGACTGTTGTGGTAGGTAATGGCGCAGGCTGTTCTAGACCCTGCCAAACTGTGATCGGCGCTGGTTGCATTTCTTGTGCAGTTGGCGCTGGCGGTTTTGCCAACATAAATATTGACATGGCGCTAATAAATAGCGATATGGCTGTTTTGGTAATGAGTGTCATGTAGACCTACTTTCTCGGTAGGTCAACCAGCCTAGACAGATTGCGGTGCGGCTTTCGGTGATGGGCCAAAAACCGCGCTAAATGCCTGTTTTACGGCCTCAGGGTCATGCGCTAAACGCGGTTCAATTTCTACATGCCACCAGTCGCCAGTTTCAAATTTGCCAGCCTGCCATGTGCCACGATCACATTTCCAACTGCGCGTCAACGCGTAGTCGATCACAAGTTGAATGCCTAGCGTGTCAGCGTTTTCTAGCAGTTTGTTCATGTATGCCAGCGATATTTTGCGGCCGTCTTGCCGTCCGCGTTTGTGTTGTGCCTGCCATCTGTACGACAAATCTGTTGCTAGGCCGCGCGCATGATTACTTATAACACCTGGCTTGCCGCGAACATCGCGATTGACAAATGTGCCGTTATTCCACAACGATCCGTCAGAATGTTTGCAACATAATTCGACCCATTTGTTCATACCAGCCAGCGCCGATTTAACAACTGGCTGTTGTGTAACTATGTAAGCGCGATTAGGCATTGTTATTTAGTAGGTTTTTTTATGCCGTTAGACGCAACAATGCCTGACAATGTGCCAGTTAAAAACACAACAATGGTTGACATCAGGTCTATAAACGCTGCATCGTTCGGTGCTTGTTTTTCAGGTTGCGACACAAACAACAAACCGTAGGTCATGCCTAAAACTATGGTGCTAAAAACTATGGCCAACAGCACGCCGACGGTGACGATCATGCGTGCGTGTAGTTCGTCTGCGGTGTATCTGTGTCAAGTCATGGTGTCATGCCACATCGATCAGGCACATTGCAATTATCTAGCGTCATGTTTTTAACGCGCGATTTAACTGTAAGTGTGTTGTCGCGTGTTGTTTCGCAGGCGGTCAGCACAATAAGAAATGCCAAACTAGCCAAATAGTGCGGCGGCTTCATCTGTTGTTAATCCAAGTTTGTCGAGTACGGCTTCACGCGCTGCAAGTTTGGCGGCTTGTGCTTCGGCTTGTGCTTGTGCTTCGGCTTGTGCCGCTTCAATTTGTGCGGCTTCGTCTGCGGTTGCGTTTCGCACTTCGTCATCTATTTGGATTTTGTATGTCGCCATTTTTTACCTAACTGTTTTTGTAGCCGTAAACGCGGATAGTTCCGCCTGTCAATGTGCCGCTTGCTGGGGCGATAGTAAAATCTGTGTGTTGTGTGTTTGCGTTTTGGAAACCGCCTGCAACTTGAAATGAATAACCAGCAACCGCACCACCTGACGCCGATGTAAAACTTGTTCTTTTCGCTAAATTCGGATTAGTAACTATCATTGACCCGCTTAAATTGTTATCATTACCAAAAAAACCATAAGTAAATTGTGTCGAATTTTGCGCCGCGTCACCGTTAAATGAGCCTGTATTGTAATTTAGATACATTGCAGACCAGTAATAATTTGATGCCGCGTCCAACTTAAAATGTATATTTCCCGCAGCTGAGGCAACGCCGCCGCTAAGCGTAATTTGGTAAACATCATAAGTGCTACTAAAAGCGCCCGTAACCGTAACACTTGAAACAGTAGTGCCAATGGTTGTAGCGCTAACCAAAACCAAACCTGGCGAAACCGCTACCGATTGCCACGCCGCGCCGTCATAATATTGCGTTGTGTTGCTGTCCTCAAGATACGCAAATTGACCCTCAGCCAAAGTTTTTTCACCTGTGCCACCAAATCCAGCATTGCGCGCCGTAGCGTCAGCAAAAACTGGAATACCAGTCCGCGCGCTTATATTCATATTTGCGGCAGTCAATACCTCGCCCGCTGTAAATGTTGGAACTGATGTCTGTGCATTTGCGCCCATAATTATCCTTTACTCTAACCTAAAACATTAAGTGCATCAATGATGCCATAGATCGGATCGTCCAAAATCAGTTCATAAACGATGGTTGTTGGTGCCGTGAAGTACATGACCGAATGGCCGTTGTTGACCGTGATGGTGTGTTCTATGCCTTCGACGCTTAGTTCTTGCGCTAGTTGTGTTGTGCCTGATCCGCTGGCAAATGATTTTTCAATGCTGATTGTGTCGCCTATGTCAATTATGGCGATTGTGTCGCGCTGCGCTGTTGTCAGTTTGTTTAGGTTGGTTCCGACGGCTGTGTAGCGTGCCTCAGGTTCAGGTGATAGCAAATAGTTGGCCAGCGCTAGCGCTGCTGTGTCGTTGTGTAACAGCGAATCTGTGATGCTGGTTGTTTGTATAAAATATTTTGCTTGGCTGGCTGCGTCGTCTGCGATTTGTTGGTTTCCGCCAGCGATGGCGACCGCTGCCCGATTAATGACTTGATCCGCTTCGAATGATATGCCTAATGAATCAAACGGTATGTTTGTTCCGTCATCATGAAAACTAACAACAGGTTGACTAAGTGTGTTGCCGATTCGTGGTTGGAATGTTAGGTCGCCGTCACGGGACATGAACAATCTGCCTTGTTCAGCGGTGTTGATCCGTGTGCAGTATTCAAGAACATTTGTGCCTGCTGGAACTGTAAACGCTGACGCGCCGCCGAGTGTTTGTGTGCCTGTGTCAATGTCCCGTTGCGCTATCGGAAAATCAACTTCAGGCAAATCTAAAACTGCTTCAAGTCGTTCGTTAGATAATTCCTCTGACACATTAAATTCGTCTAAAAATGTTTGTGCTAATAAATAAAAATCGTCTGCACAATAAACGGTCACTGTGTCAAGACCGCCAAGCGCGAAATTGTAATCAAAATTCACGATGTAGCCGTTAAATAAATATTCTTTGACATTTGTTGCTGAATACCGTGCTAGTCGCACCTTTCGCATTGGTGCTAAACCTGGTTGCGCTGTTGACGGGTCAAAATAGGGACTAAGCGAATCGAACGGATTAAAAATGCCAGTCGTGTCCAGCATGTTCAGCACCATTGTCCCTGCGCTAAATTGGTCGCCTGAATCGCGTCTGCCGCGTTTCACGCTAATTGAATTGATGCCTGTTGTTACATCAGCAAAATTGGTTGTGCCGTCCAAAACATAGGTTGTGTTGTCTAACACGCCTTGCACCGCGTCATCAAGTGTGAACGCGTCTTGAAGAAATCCAGTGTCAATTTCGAGGCTGTAATTACCAGCGCCAACAATCGCTGTGCCTGCCATTATGCGACCTGAATTTGTGCTGGCCCTGCTGACCTGTTGTATGCGCGAATGGCATTGACTACCGCTTGGCCGATCTCGGCGCTAGTCGATAAACCGCCAGTCACATTAACTGTCACATTTCCCATGCCGCCACCACGACCCAAAGGGACTACCGCTTCAGGCCCTTTTTCACCAATCAGCGCCAGCGTTGGCGATGTAACTATTCCGCCTTCGGCCAACATCGGTATGTTCGGTACGCTAAAACCTTTGCCACCATAACCTGGTACCCAATCAGGAAATTCGAACGACAATTTGCCAATGCTGTTATTCCACAATTTGGCAATGGTGTTAAAAATTGATCGATAAATGTTTAGAACGCCTGAAATGTAATCCTTCAAAAAATCTAAACTGGCCGTCACGCCATTTTTAATAAAACTGAACACCGCGTCGACTGTCTCGCGCACGACATCAAATTTTTTGTACAGCACAACCAGCGCCGCAACAAACGCAACAATACCCAAAATGACTAGCGCGATCGGATTGGCTGACATAACAAAATTGAACGCGGCCTGCGCGCCTGTGGCGATCTGTGTGGCGATAGTCCAGGCTTTAATGGCAACATTGGCGACCACAATGGCGGCCGCAAAACCGCCAATCACGCCAGCAATAATCAAAAATGTTGTCGTGTTTTCTTGTGCCCATTCCGCCATCGGTTCTAACAATTCCAACAGTTTTTGCAACACAGGCAACAACGCCATTCCAATCGATTCTTTAGTTTCGTCCATCGCTATTTTCATTCCAGCCATACGGCCCTCGAATGACATCGCCGCTGTTGTCGCAGCGCCGCCAAACGATGTCGCCAACGCATCAGTAATTTCCTGCATGCTTGATTCAGAATCAATCACACCTTTTAGCGACGGGTCTAATTTTGTTAGCGCAGCAGTTGACCCGTTATACGCTTTGCCTAATGCCAGCGTTACCGTTTCTAAATCTTTGCCTGTTGCCGCGCTGATGTCTAACGCCGTGTTCATCAAATCTTGTGCAGCCTCAACCGATCCAGTCGATCTAACTAGATTCGACATCGCTGGCCTCAACTGGTCATCAGCGACCGCGAACGCGCGTGACATGCCCGAAATAAAATCCTCATTGGCGGCGATTGCTTCCTCAGTAGCGCCAGCGCTGGTTCGTAACTGTTGCGCTAAAAGTTCCTGCGCTTTTTGATCCTCAGCAGCCGATTTAGTTGCCAAACCTAAACCTGTTGCCAAACCACCCAAAACACCGATCGCTGGCAACATCGCTTTTTTTAACGCAAACGCAGATTTAGCGCCAGCGCCTTCCAACTGTTTGAATTCGGCCATCGCCTTCGATATGCCTTTGCCATCAAATTCGGTGACAATGGGTATAGATACAGCCATTAGTTCAATTCCTTTCGCACGCGTTCCATCAGTCGATCAATTAATGTTTCGACTTCGCCTTCAACTTGGTTTTTGTTTCGTTCCCATGCTGGCCAAACAAACCGTGATGCGGTGCCATATTTGGCGCTTAAACTTTGCACCATTTGACCGCCTTGTCGTGTTGGCACTTTGCCTTTTCCTGACATGTCCAACAATGCCGCACTAGGGCCTGTGTAACGCACAAAGAATGTTGCCAGGTTTGTTGACGCGCCACGAAATTCCCTGACCTTTTTGCCTGATACACCTGACGCAACTTTGTTTTGTTTGTCGCTGTACGGAAACATTTGGAAACCTGACGCTGTTGTCCATTTGCGCGCCATACCTGATAGCGGTGCGGATTTAGGCAATTTGGCTTTTATGTCGTTTGTGACTGGTGCGGTGATCTGTTTAAAATCTTTTGTTAGATCGCGGCGCGCCTGTTTGTCGATGCTGTTCAATACGCGCAACGCATCTTTGACACCGACAACTGTTGTGGTTGCGCTAATGCTGTCAGCCATTTCGGGCCTTGCGTTCTTTGTTGATCAATTCAATGACCGTGTTCATATCGTCGATCTCAAACGATATTTCAGCAGGCCAAAAACCAGTCGCCACAAGAATCTGCGCTAATCCGTAGCGGTATGAACCGCGCCTACTTTTGGGTCATTGACCGCCATTGGCAAACAAGACTTCAACGATTTTAAATAATCGTCAAATACCGCTGGCACGACAACACCTGAAAGTTTTGATGCTTCGTAAGCCAAATACGCTAAATCCTCTTGCCCGATAGCGCTGCCAAGTTCTGATGCTTTGCGTTTGTATTTGCGTTCCCATAAAACAGTCGTGAACAATGTCGTTTCGACTGTGACTGGATCGCTTCCGTCTAGAAATTGAACTTCTAGTGATAATTGCATTATTTGCCTTTCTCGGTACAGCCTTTATCAGACTGGCTTGTTTTTTTAGTTTTCAGCGGCCAATGCCGCGCGATCATGCGCCTACTGATTTAGTTAAAACGCCACCAGTAAATGTCAGCGTGATTGTCGACAGTTCGCCAAGTGATGCGTTGATTGGTGTGTGTGATTCAAGGTAAGCGCCTGTCAGTGTGTAAATCGGATTTGTTGACGATGCTGTTCCTGTTGCTGGTGCAAGCACAATGTTTGTTTGAATACCGACCAAACCGTAGATTGTCGCCTCAGTTTCTGACCCTGCGTACGATTGATACAGTTCAATTTCAACGCTGTTGTTTTGCAACGATGTCACGGCTGACGCACCATATTTGCGTGCTGTGTCACCAAATGCAGTTGTTTCTAGTTGTTCGTAAACATAGTTCAATGTTGCGCTGGTGCATTGGTCACGCAAATCAACGCTGTTGATGGTCACATTCGGATTCGATAGATAAACGCTGGTTGCCATGTTTTATTCCTTTTCGTTTGTGTCTTTAGTTTTAGCAGGTTTTTTGACGGTCTGTGTGGATATATGGCCGCCTTCAACTAGCGCTTCAATGTTTACGCCATCTAGATCGGCGCTAGTGACAACATCGCCAGGTTTAAAACCTGCAAGTCTTGCCGATGTAACTATGTAATTTGCCATGTTTGTTTCCTATGCCGTTTGTGCTTGAACATTTGCGGTCACTTCGTAACTTGGATATTCAACGCCGCCTATAAGCGTACTAGTCGGCCTGCCATCGGTAACGGCAATATTGGCCGCTAGCACCTTCGACATAATGTTGAGTAGCGATCTTTGTGCATCTAGGTTCGCTGGCCCTAGCGTGATGATTTTGACGGGAAACATCAATTTGACGATGTTGTAGTTCCAAGCGTCAAACGATGGCGCGTCAATGAACACGCATGGCGGCACAAGGTTTCTAGGGTCGTTTACTACCTGTAGGCCGCTAACGGCTGTCAGCGTGGCTGTCAGATCGTCTAGCGCCTCATTAAACAGATCGGTAAATGCAACAGGCATCAGGCCACCTGTGGACGGTCAACACCTAACAGTTGTTTAACCAATGGCGACAGACCGTTGGTTGATCCTGTCGACATGCCATCAAATGATGCAAAGTCTGTTATTGATCCGCGTTGGCGGTACAGCGCGCCGCCATACATAATAGTTGCTAGTTTGACATCTTGGCTTGGCACAGTTGTCAGGCTGTCAAAATATCCGACTTCCTGCCTGCGACGGTAACAAAAAGAATTCGCAGCGGCCGCACAAATTGTTAGAAATGTTGTGTCGCCTGCCGTTGCTGTGCCTATGCCGATCCAATCCTCGATGTCTGTTGCTGTGATCCATGTGCAGGTCTGCGTGTATGTAACAACACCTGAATAGTCTGCAACAAATTCAACTGCTGTGCCTGTGCATGCGTACAGCAGTTGGTTTGGTACGGCAACATTTGTGTTGTATAAAAATTCACCAGTTTCACCGTCAACGCCTTCGAATTGGTATTGCGGTAACGCTAAAACTGTGAATGTTCCAGTAAATGGTGCTGCTAAACCTGAAACCGCTACCGATTCGCCTAACGCGATCTCTGACGGTTCAAGTGTAGATATGCAGGCATAGTTGTCTAGCAGTTGTTTCGTGGCTGTTTTATATGTTGCCATAGGCGGTTTGGCCGCCTACGACTAGGCAACAACGATTGACTGAATGAACGACGATTTTGCAACGAATGTAGCGAAATAGCCGTAATAACTAAATGTGCGGCCAAGTGTTGCAGGTACTTCTACCGACATAACGCCTTTTTGCTGTTCGTAGATTTCAAAACCTGGTGCGTAAACAACAAGCAGCGTTCCTGCTGCAAAGTTGTTGTCGACAACCATGTTCAGGCCGTACACGCTTTGGCTGGAATATTGCAGGCCAGTTGTGTTGCCAATGCCGTTGAATGTTGTCATTCCGCCGCCGTAGTAACTAAGTAGCGGTCGCTTGTCTGCGTCCAACTGCTGACCCAATTTTTGCCATACATCTGGACTGACACAAATGTGGGTCGGGAAGTAGTTGCTGTCCTCTGCAATTTCGCGCGCTGCATCATAGATCGATTCGATCAATGATGATGGATCAGTTGTATTGACCGTCCATGTTGAACCTGACGCTGTTTTTCCTGCGACAAGGTTGTCCGCTGCGATGTTGTCTGTTGCAATCAAGTATTCGCCAGCCAAATCATTCAAAATCAAATTCATCGCTGCTGGATCGGTGAAATCCATGTCCTGAACTGACAATGTGACTTGTCCTGCAACGGTTGACTTTGTAACAACATTTGATGCGATCACCATTGTTGTTGCCGATACTGCCGACAATTCAGGTGATTGCGCTGCTGCGCTGGTGTGTGTTGTGATCGTTGGTCGAATAAATGTTTTGCTTGGTGTGTTTGGCATTGAACGCGCGCCAAACGCTGTAACAACTGGACGAACGAAGTTCAGGTCTTGAAACAGCGGTGAAACGACTGGAACTGGCAACAAACCAGGTGTGTCGGTTGTAAGAACATCGCCTGCTGCTGCTTGCAACGCTGATTGATTTTTTGCGGCTGCTGCTTTGCACGCTTCTTGCACTTTGCGGAATGTGTCGCCGCCAATGTGCATCGCTGCCATGTATTCGCCAGGTGTTGGCATCTTAAATTCTTGTTTTGGCTGTGCCCAAAGTTTGTCAACAGTTGATTGTGCTGCTGCTTCGACTACTGGTGTTTCAATTTTTTCGGTCATGTCTGTTTCCTTTGTTGTGTCTTGATTTGATTGTATAGCAGGTTCTACTGGTGTTTCGTGGATAGTCTCATCGGTTGGTTTACTGGCTGCAACATGTTCAATGATTGCGCCGCTAAACGCGCCTTGACTGACCAGCGATAGTTCTGTCCATTCGGCCGATTCGACGATCATTGTGCCGTCGTCGTCGTAACTGAATTTAATTGGATTTACGCCAACAGATACAGCGTCAATAACGCCGTCATTTGCAAGCGTCAAATATTCGTCGCCCAATCGTGTGGCGCTGATTTTGGCTGTGAACATCATGCCCTGTGGTGTGTCTACGCGTTCAACTAATTTGCCGATGATTTGGTTGCTGTCGTGTTGTCCAAAAAGTTTCGGGTCGCGACCCGTGACTGGTAACGACCCTTGCAAAAATCGTACCCGTGTTCCGTCTGAAACTGTTGCTGTTTCGTCGTAAGTAACTGCAACACCGCTGATTGATCGGCGCGGCAATCCGTCTGCCGCTGCCGCATCAACCGTGATCTGTGAGGGGACTAATTTGATCATGATGGCAACACTACACTTTCTTCATCTATTGTTTCGCGCATTTCGTCCATTGAGTATTCGCCTTTCAAATATTGTTCAACATCAAATTCGACATAGGTGCCGTTAGGTAGCACATTGTTTTGGCTGAGTGTGCCAGCAATGCAATCGGCATACGCGCGAACACCGAATGTCCACAAATCCATGCGTGATTCGGCTGATGACTGGTACGAATACGATCCGACGCTGATGCCTGCAAGGTAAGGCGGAATGTTGCACAATCGGGCCATTTCCATAGCCTGAAATTCAGCGCTATCGATCAACAGCATTTTGTCAGGTGATGTCAATGTTTCTGTGTAGGTAACAAATTCGTTTAATGCGGCTGTTTGGTTTGTTTCGCGTGCCGCGTTAAATGATGCCGCTAAATCTGCTAATTCCTGTGCGCTTAACGGTTCGCCGCCTGTTTGTCGAAGTACGCCAGCAGGAATGGCCGATGATGCGTTTCTGTAGCGTGCATTTTCAAGTTTTAACGCTGTTGCGACGGCTTGTTCCGACATGTAAATGATGCCCTGTATTGGTGACAAAAATTGGATCACATCATCAGGATTTAATTCCGCGCCTTGAAACATGATTTGTTTTGATGGTGCAAACCAAACTGGTCCTGTTTGATCGAGTGTTTGAATCATTGCGGCAGGAATGCGACTATAGGACGCTGGGTATCCGTCAGCAGTTCGCGATGTGACATACCAAAATGCGCGACCAAAGAAAAACAAATCGTCAAATGTCCATGCCAAAATAAAACTGTTTGGAACGCTTGGATCGATGCGACGCAACCAGGTGCGTGGCGCTAGTGGCACTTTTTCCATTTCGTCACCGTTCCACAATTCCGAAAATTGTTTAAGCGACATGCAAGATAAGACTGAGGCCATCAAATCGCGTGCGCGACTAATTGTTGGCACACTCATCGCACGATTACGCGCAGGGCCTTCAATGTAAGAGTAATATTGGCCGATCATTTGCGCGCCACCATTGTTCACGGTGTTGGTGTAGTAACTGGCAGAACCAGCAGCAGCCGCTTTTTGTGGTTGTGGTGAAATTGCCGCCTTGCTGACTGTGCGATTAAAAATGCCCATGCGCTAAGTATGCCACCAAACTATTTGACCGTTGTGTATAGGCGACCGCCAAGCATCAACCGAGAAAGTAAGGCACTCGACGGCCGCCCGACAAAATACTAGCCACCTGCAACAACAATCATTGGTTTTCCTGTTGTGGTTGGTCGTGATGCCAGCGCCGCTGACCACACTAAACAGCGCGCTAATTCGATTGGGCCTGGTGATCGTTGCGATGATAACGCGATGCTGTTTTGTGACCGTACTGCGACCGCACGCTGGACATGTTCGGCCAGCATTGTTTCGCCTGTGTGCCACAACAGTTTTTCGTGAATCATTGACCTTATGCGCGGCGTAAATTTTAGGATTTCTGCGTAGCCGACAACGATTCGTCTGCGTTCTAACGCGGTTGGCCAATGAATGTCGATTGATGGCGATATAGCAAATTTGACTGTTGAATCTTTAGCGATTTGGTTCACTTCGTTTAGCATTTGGTCGTAGGTATCGGCAACAAACGCAACGGTGACGATTGTGCGACGGTCGGGCAATACAACTGATCTAACACCGAAATAGCGTTCGTCTGTTAGTGATGATTCAATGGCGACGACACCGCCAGCAGGTATCGGATCGGCATATTCCAGTTCTGTCCAAATTCCTGGCTGAATCCAAGATTTATCGCTGGCGACCCATAAATTACACGATGCCCTTAAGAAACTTATGCGGTCAGGATTTTCGGATTCTGCTGCAATCGTTTTCATGTCCAATGTCGTGCCCAATGCAGGATTCGCATATGGCCAAGCCTGTGGATTCATTGGTGATAAGTCTGGTGGCGGCGACCATTCCGCAAAATAAAGTGTTGACGGTTCATGTTTGTCGATCTGTCGCAATCCTTGTTCACGCCAACGCAACATTGCGGTCGATGCTTCCGTTCCAGCGGTAGACCACATAGATAGCAGCGGTGATCGTTGTGCGCGTTGCGCTGGCAACAAACCGCCATCGACTACTTCGCGGTTGATGTCCCAACATTCGTCAGCCACAATCAGGCTGGCTGACATGCCGTGACCAACAGAATTGTTCGCGGCGCGAATAAACCAGCGTGACCCATCAGGCATCGTGACACTATTGCGGCCATAACTAGACATCAATTTGGCGTTAAAATGTTTCTGCAAAATCGGTGCCAAATAATCGTAAAGCATCACCGATAAATCAAGCCTGTGTGCCGTCGACAAAACCGTTTGCGGTTTATCACGCACACTCGACATCGAAGTCAACCACCAACCAACCAACGCAGCCAACGCAACAGTTTTACCGTTCTGCCGAGCAGTCGAA